GTCGTAATCGGTCAGCACGGGGCTGAACTCCAGCGCAGCGATGCGTTGGAACTGGTCGATGGTGAGGTCTTGGAGTTTCATTTTTGGAAGTACCATTGCTGCGTGCCTGGGACAACGCCGTGCCGTCCCCCGAAAAATTCGCCCACCGCCTTCACAACCCCTGGCCATCCCGCCGTGTAGTCGTCCCCGCAAATGAACCCTCCCCGCTTGACCTTCGGGAACCAAGCCTCCAGGTCCGCAAGCACTGGTTCGTATTCGTGGGCCGCATCGATGTAAACGATGTCAAATTCGCCCTGCTTGAATAGTTTGGAGGCAGCAATGGAATCGCAGTTGTGGTCCTTGATTTTGTCGCTTATCGGGGCGATGTTTTGCTTGAACGCCTCGTAGGACGGGACCGAGTTGCTGGCCTTGTGTTCGGGTGAACCCTCAAAGTGGTCCACCGCTATCAACTTGTAGTTCTGCCCCCTGTTGACAAACACCTCGTCAAAGATGGCCGTGCCTCGTCCGAGATAGACCCCGATTTCAGCCATAGTGATGCGAGGCTTGGGGGGCAGGGTATCAAGGATGAACTGAAGGAGTTGGCCTTGTTCCTGTGGGCTGGACCAGCCGTAAATGTGGTCGTGTTTCATCGCTTAAAGATTTCTTTGATGTTCCTACTGTTGTCTCGATAATTGTTGGATAGGTGATAGACCTTGCAATGGTCCGCAAGTTCGCCCTGCTCGGTCATCTCCAGCATGGGCTTCAGTTCCAAGGACCAAATGGGTAGGGAGGCAAGGGATTCACGGTAGAGGCCGTTGTTCGGTATAACCTGCAACGCTTGCGGGTTGCGGCTCAACACCTCGGCAAGACGCTTGGTGCTGAACATCCAAAAAGCGTGATAGTTGATGTAAAACGGAAGGCTTGCGTAGGTCTTCCCGTTCCACTCCTTCCACATATTCGGTGTAGGATTGAATGTAATGTCGGGGCTAAATTCGCCTTCCACATTGGGGTAGGTTTCAATGCGAGTGAAGGACGGGTACAAGTTGTCCTCAAACATCGGGTCGAACTGCTTGGTAAAGTTGACGAATCCCTCCTTGGGGAGCATCATGTCGTCCTCGAAATACGCCACCCAATCAAAGTGCTGGTACACCTCCGCAATCCTGTTGCGGTGCTTGCTCGTCAGTTCCCAAGGATGCCCCATTGCCGTGTGGGTGTGGAAGGTAACGGGAAGGTGAGCGAGTTCTTGAGCCGCTTGCGGGTCGTTGGTGTCCACGAAGATGTCCGACTGCACGGGGTAGGACTTGATGGCCTCAATGACCTTGATCAAGTTCTCCACCCTATTTGGGTGGTGGTGGTAGGCGATATTGGCGAGCAGTTTCATGGTTAGAATGTGATGACGAATTTGCTTGGGTCGGGCCATCCTGGGTTGGGGTCGTAGACGGTCATGCCTTCCCGCTTGCCAATCCAAGTTTCGGCCTGGTAGCGGTGTTCCCTAACTGGCTCTCCCAGTTCACGCACATGCGACGACTTGGCCCACCAAAAGTTCCCTGCAAAGTATGGGTAACCGTCGGGGTTGTTTTGGTCTGCAATTTGAGGGAACTGCTCGGTGGTGAGCCAATGCGTTCCAACGCAATCCACTTTCTCCAGTTCTGCAAGGGAGCGTTCCCATGCGACAATGTTAAAAAAAATCATAGACCTGCACCACATCTGCTTCACAAGCGACGGGTCAGCGGACCCCTTGGTATGCCCGTAGAGGTAGGCCGCATCCTCGGTCTGCGATGCTTTGTACATCTCGGTGAGGGTCGCCTGCTCCCATGCGTTCGTGCGGGTGACCACTACCTTAATCTTGGCGGCAACGAGGGAGTTGTCCAGGATTTCCTTCACCGCTTTCCGCTGGTCGGGAGGGCCGACGATGCCCACCCGAATCTCGTCGAGTTGCTCAATCAGCCCATAATTGCAGAGGGCCATCATGTGTTGGTGCATAATCAACTGCCATTGGCCGCCGCCGCCGCAATAGATGTGGTAGTAGTGGATGAGTTTCATAGTAGGGAAGCGATTGCAAAAATCAAAAGCAATAAAAGAAAGAATCTGCCAAAAATCAAAAGCAAATCAATGATGGATTCAAGGTTCATGGGTTTAAGAATGGTCTCCAAATCCGTGTTGAGTAGCCACTAATTGAGGATTCTCAATGTAGCGACCAATCTCTTTGTGTGCTGCCTCAATGCTTTCAAAAGCAAAACTCTTACATCCAACATGGACAACGCATCCTGTATCGTGAAATTGGATTCTAATCTCCCAATTTTTAAGGATGTTAATCTTTTGGCGTTTTTCCCATTGCTCCTTGCCTTCGCATGGTTGTGTTGGCCCCTCTTCTAAACATTGTGGCATTTCTTGTTGTGGCATTTCTTGGTCAGGCTCTAACGACGGCCTTGGTCCATGGGCGTTTATCATTTTGTATGGGTTTGGTTATGCAAAGTTACACCACCAAGTACTTCCCTGAGTTACTGACCGCCAATTTGTTGAGGGCCACATACCGCATAGCATCGCAGGCGTGGTTAAACGAGTCAATGGGGACCCCCGTGTCCTTACCATCCTTGTCGGTGGCCCAAGTGTACGAGCGGAGTTCCTTAATCAAGTTGACCGAATCCTTGGTCACATGAAGGTTGAACCGTTTCAGCACATCTATCCCCTGCCTCACACTATCGGGTCCCTTGGATGCGGGCTTGATGTTAAACCCCATCCGATAGATTTCCTCGATGGACTTCGGTTCTGCGGAATCGGCCACGATTTCCCACGCACGGGTAATCCCGAATTCTTTCAGTCGGACGGCGATGTCGGAGTTGGTGAGCCCCCGATGGTAGAGCAACTCATGCACAAACAAGTCGTCACCCCTGCGGTACACGGCGACCAAGGCCGTAGGGTCTGCGCTGAACCCCCAGTCAAGCCCGTAGGCGACGAATTTCATCGTGGATGGGTCAATGCCCTCAACCACCGTATAATCGCCGTATATCGCCCCTTGGAGCGTCCCGACTTGACCGAGGCCGTACACCTTCCACCAGTTCGCCCAATATGCGGAATGCTCCGCTTTGGCTCGGTTTAGTTCGATGTCATTCCTAATAGTATCGGGGAGCGCCTCGTTGTCTTGGTATGTGAGGATGAGGAACTCCGCATCCGTTTCGGGGAGGACTTCCGTATGCGCCCAAAACTCGTGGGTGGGGTTGAAGTCGATGTAGATTTCCTGTGAGGTACGGATGGCCAACTGATAGTACGAATCAAAGTCGATGTTATTCGCCTCGTTGATGTAGAGGACCTGCCGCCTTGCCCCTCGGAGGCGTGCCTCGGAATCAGCGGAAAAGAACTCAATTGTGGACCCGTTGGCAAAGTTGTATTGCAGCAGCGTCTTGTTCCACCTGTCGGGAACCCAACGATGGGTCCATTGCATAATCTTGGCGAAATCTTTGATGGCCCCCCGCCGTAAGTGAGGGACGGATTCGCTGACCACGGAAATCTCCGACTTGGCATGGCGAGCGGCGTGGTCAATCAGGACCGCAAGGATGCCGAATGTTTTGCTCGCACTTGTTCCGCCTTGTATCACCTTCTTCCGAGCGGTCATCGCCCGAATCTTCTTGATGGCGGTGGTGTACTTAAAGTCCATCCCCAAAAAGCGGCTGCTCGATGGTGACGCTGGTCTCCTGCTTTTCCACCAACCCGTTCAATCGCTGGGTGATGGATGGGTTGTAGATGCCGGCCATGCCTCCCTTGATTTGGTCAGCCCGGATGGCCTCCTTTATGCGGGAGCAGACCGTGGTAAATTCTTGATATGTTCCCGTCCGGTTGAGAAAATACTCCTTGCCTCCATCAGCGATTCCTTTGTCCCAAAGATGTAACCGGAACCCTTCCATCGTCAATGGGGCTTCCTTTTCCCGGTAAACCTCCACGGCTTTGGGGCCAATCCAATCCTTTACGAGGATGGGCCGCTCCTTGGTTTTGTCGCAGTATTCGGTGAACTCATCCCATAGTTCTTGGGGGTTCGCAAATACCCGTGGCCTTCCTGCTCCCATCAGTATTCTATTTTGTCTATGAGTTCGTCAATCTTGTCCACAATCTTCATCTTGACCGCAAAGGCGTTCGGCGAGTTGGATTCCTCCACCGCTCCGATGCAGTCGCAGAGGGTCGTGATGACCATCATCAGCGAATCCATGCGGGCTTGGAC